CTATAGATCAAGCGTTTTTAATAGGTTTTTTATATTATTTTTCTATGGACATCATAGGAAAAAAATATTATCCGTACAACTCTTGTACTGGACAAGTATATAACAAAACATCAGTAACTGTCAAGAGAAAGTGGCTGTTGCCAGCCACTTTCCTGCTATTTTGGGTAACAAGGTATAACTACCCCGGCATAGCTAGTTTCTTAGGCTGCTAATGCAAAACGCGAATCGTTGGCGTTTATAAGTTTTGCTTGATTTAGGGTCATCGCCTACCCTGTTGCCGTCGCTGCTATCTCACCCTGTCGAAACCAGGTCGGCCCCTTCAAAAGATCACTGATAGTGTTTCGATTATTAACAGCACAAATCCTGTTGTTAACAATATGTAAAAACTCTGCAAGCTACTTTCTCTTTTCATAAATGACCTTTTGGTGGAGCCGGCGGGAATCGAACCCGCGTCCAGAATGCCTTCGCTTTGAAGGAATTACAACAATACTATTATTTAACTATCTCTAAGCGAAGATGTCAAGTTTCACATCTTCTTTTTGGACAGTTTTCTCTGGGCGGATTGGTTCTAACCAGGTATCGGGTATATAAGCTCTAGGAGTTTCACCTAATTGATTTTTCAAACCAAATTCGGATTCGATCCACCAATAATGGTCAGTGATCAATGCAGTACAATTGATACCTCGAAAATTGAAATTTTCTCCAGACTGGAAATGTCCGATATATTCTGCCACCAACACAGTTTTACCGACATTAGTAGGACGAACACTCATAATGATTTTGGCTAGATCGCCTTGTTCACACTTCATTTTTGTTCGAGTGATAACACTTTGATATTCAGTAGCATATTTTCTACAGTCAATTTAGTGATAGTAGATAACAGAACGACTTTATCGTCAAATGTGTATTCTGGTTTGTCAAACATTTCTAGAATACTCGTACCTACCATTTTGTAGGCCTGTTCTTTACCGACCGCTAGTTTGTCCCAGGGGATAGAATCCTGTCCTTCTACTTCTTGTGCGATATCTACCAATAAATCTAGGTCTACTTTATCCATCCGATTTTTTCTCCGTTATCTTTTCTACGCTGCCATTCTTCTACGCTTCCAGGAAACCTCCAAGCCCATATAGCCACTAAAAGCATAAACACTCCGCTAAAGATAACACCTTTGAGAGGAATAGTAAAGCTCATTATAACGAGGCTTGTAGTCATTACTGCTATCATGGCGTATTTGCCCTTCTGCGGAAACACGCTTTTGTTTTCCCAATTAATTAAGAAAGGACCGAAGTGTTTGTGACTATAGATCCAGTCTTCCATCTTCTTGCTGCTACGTGCGAAGCAATAAGCGGCACCCACTAGAAAAATACTAAATGGTATTCCTGGAGTGACTATACCAACATATACCATAATAAGGCATATCCACCCTAAAACGAAAAATATAGATTTTTTTATATTAAACATCAGCCGCCTGCAAAAACATTAGGACTTCCTGCCGCTACAGCAGTACATCCAGAGATAGCATCTCCTACTCTACCGCATCCTTTGTTGTTGACAAACACGGTGCTGCTTCCTGATGCTATCGGTGCTGCATGTGCAGGACATGGACTTCCAGGTAAAAGATGCACAGTATTAACATCACCTTGTCTGCTTACAGGAATGTTGTTAACAAATACATTTCCTGATCCTGCTGCTCTTACCATTCCAGAACAGTGTGCTATATCTGCATCTCCGATTCTAGTAACCGCTGGCATAAAGTTATCCTCCGTTATAATTATAATTAGCCATAAAGTCTGCCATAGCACCTAGATCATTATCTACCTGATGTGTTAATGTGGCTGTTAACGTTTCTTCGGCCATAGTTTCAGGATTTACAAAAACTACTGTGACTGTGTAATCTACAAAAATTGATTGCTTTTTATCCTGATTTAGATCATATAAGTTTTTACCGAGTGGCATATTTGGTATGTCTATCGCGGTTTTTGGAGTGTCGGTTTTATCGCTTTCGTTAGCTTCTACATAGGTAAAAACATCTTGCCATCCGGCTAGATATTTTCCTGTGATAGTGAAACTGGAGTTAGATGTTTGAATCACGATATCTTTTTGTTCATATTCTCCAGACAGAGTAATAGATATTGAAGAAATAGTTCCAGGAACTGATATACCAACAGTTTCGTTAACGGCCTTTCCTCGTATAGCAACAGGTAACTCTTCTGGCGAAAAAGTTATATCACCCATTTCGCTCTCTTTCTTTTTCCATTAGATATCGCAATCTATCTACCCATTTTTCCAGTTCTTTGTGCTGGTCTTCTGAATGTGGGCCCGGAGGTACATCTGGTAAAAATTTGATCACATTGTCAAATACTTCTGGTATATCATTATAGTTGTAATAAGTTTCTAATTTACCATCTACTAAAATTTCAAACACACCTTTCATTTAGGCTAGTTTTATTCCGGTAGTGGCTTGCATATACTGTTTGCCAAAATCTTCGTCAGTGGTAGCTGACACAGCGATCGAGGAATAATTGAAAGTGATATTGGTATTGGGATTCACTGTGAATAGATAAGGCATCATGCCTACTCCTTGCTGGCTCATGCTTAGTACCATGGGTTTCGATACTTTGATACCTGCAGCAGTTTCTTCTTCGAACCTTGCGATGATTTCTTCGCCTGATGTTAATTTTACAGTGATAACATCGCCTTGTGATCTAGATTTTTCAAATAGCATTACAGTCTTCCTTTGCCGAATCCGCCGGAAGTTTCTTCGAGATATCTTTCTAGTTCTACATAGCCTCCGATGTGATTTTCATTAATAAAAATCTGTGGCACTGATCTGGCATTCGGTACTGCCTCTAATAATTCTTCTTTGGAATATCCATCCCCGATCTTACGCTCTTCGAATTGTATTCCCCTGGCAGTTAATAGGGCTTTGGCCTGATCACAGAATGTGCAATTATACTTGCTCCAAACAATAGCTTTCATTTTTTTCCTTTTTAGTTTGAATATATGACTGCACCGTTCTTGTCTACGACTCTGACCATTAATGCCCCTCTGTTCTTACGGGCCATTGCCGCAGAAATAGCAGGAGCCTCAGTACCGTAAGTACCTATAGTAGTCCAAGATTCGTATGGTGATTTAGATTTAAACTGTGCTTTGTACATAATAATATATATCTGAAAAATTTCCTACTTCGTTTTTTATCTTTCAAAATGAATATTAAAAGATATGCTGATTCTATCAGCATCTGTGGTATTTCTTGTTATTCCGTGAGGCAAAAAACCAGGAAACATTAATATCTTACCCACAGCCGGAGAATGATAGTGTCTTTGGTTTATCATTCCAGAATATATAGGATTTGATAATAAAACATTTAACAACGGGTGTTCAAAAAAGAGATCTCCGTCTTTTCCGTTAGTTTTATAATAATAAACACCGGCTATATCAGCATCGCCGTGCAAGTGGGTATGTGCATAGTCGTTTTCTTGCATAAGAGTAAACCAACCCACTGTTCTATATCGACGATATTGTATGTTTGTTATATGACAATATTCTCTAACGTGGAAGTCTATCTCAGCAGATAGCGATCTTAATCCCATAACCTCAAATGTGTCACTCCTAGGAGTATTAGACATCTTGTGTGTTTTACCCCAGTGAGGAAGATAGTCGAACTCGATTGAGTCTAAAACACTGTCTATTTCTCGCTGAACTATCTCAACATCAGTAATCGACGACGAATATATAGGAGGTATAAAGAACGGTGTTTCTACATTCATTAGATCGCAGGTAGCTCGTCGTAATCAAGATTTTCACTCATCACACCGATCACATAGTTTGTGCTTTCGTTTTCTTGTAGTGCAGTCTGTTTCTTGCTAGTATCGCTGTGCTTGTTAAACCATGGAATTGGTGTAGTTTTTGGTGCTGGCTGCTGGTATTTGATACCGATATCTTTAAGAGCGGTTAAAGCTGTGTAGTCAACAAAATCTTTAAGGATAGCTGCATTGAGTCCGATCACTGGTCCTTTCTTAAACAAGTAGTCCGCCCATTGCTTCTCTTCTTTAATTACGTCTATGTACATTTGATAAACTTCTTGTTCGCAATTTTCTTTAGCTCGAGCAAATCTATCATCTTCTTTGACCACTTGATTAATCAAGAAAGCAGTCCATTCTTTGTGCAATAGCTCGTCTTGTAAGATCAAGCTAATAATATTGCCGTTGCCGATAAAGATTTTGTTCTCTACCATAGCTAGACTTGTAGCGAACGAAACCATAAAGCGGAATGCCTCTAAAGCATAGCTGGCATTGAGTGCTAACCAGATGGCTTTGATGTGTTCTTCTTCCGAAATTTTCTCACCCATTTCTTTGCGGCAGTTAATAACGTGTAGACGGTCGTAATATTGCCCCACACTTGAAGCCATATCCACAATTTCTTGAGTATCATGAATAGTATTAAAAACTTCTTTAGGAACATTATAAATGTTACGGATAATGTGGCTATAGCTGCGGCTATGAATGTTTGTCTCAAAGAAACTCCAGTTATACATTAGTGCTTCTAATTCAGGAAGGCTTACTACAGGAGTGAATACCTGTGCGGGCCCACGACCTTGTAGACTATCCAATGCGGTCTGTCTTAATAAATTACTCGTAAAGATATGTTTGACAGCATCACTTGCATCTTTGAAGTCGTTGGCATCTTTACTTAGCGACACTTCTTCTGGCACCCAGAAGAACCCACGAGCAGTCTGCTCGATCTTTTGTAGTTTGTTATATTTGACTTCTTCGAATCTCTGTATTGTAACAGGACCTTCGGGATCTAGAAACATTTTCCTAGACAGGTAATCTGTTTTAGTTTTTAAATCGTACTGTGCTTTGCTCATAGTTTACAGGCCTCGCAGTCCTCTTCTTCTATCAATTCTCTTTCGTTGTGGAATCCGTTATAATGTACTTCTGGTGTTAGATCTCCTGCTTTAACACCGGCCTTGTTGATAAGACTGTAGTAAAAAGTTTTGAGTCCCCATACGTGTGCCTGCATTAAATTCTTTGCAATCAAAGTCGTAGGAACTTTTCGATCTGGAAAATGCGCAGGATTGTAAAATGTATTTGTTGAAATACTCTGATCGATATACGCTGCTAATACTGCGGCAGTTTTAATATATCCAATACAATCAGCTTGTTCCCACATCAATTGATATTTGTTTTTCAGTTTTTGATAATCTGGGGCTACTTGTGTAAATGATCCTGCTTTGGACTCTTTGGTCGAAATTAAACTCATTGGCATTTCTATTCCGTTAGTGCTGTTAATGACAACACTACTAGACTCGACTGGAGCGATAGCCATTAATGTAGCATTTCTTACTCCGTGTGTTTTCATTTCGTTCCTCAATGATTCCCAGTCTAATTCTGGTGAAAAATCAGTAAGTTCATTTACACCGTTAGCTCGACGTTCCCAAGGAAACACACCTCGCCCATACCATGTCTTATCTGAATCTTTACAAGGACCCCTTTCTTTAGCTAATTCTACAGTGGCTTCTGTAAGATAATATGCTTGATGCTCGATCCAACTTTTAACTTCTGCTAATGCATCTTTCTCTCCGTATTGGAGACCTCGTTTAGCATGCCAATAGGCTAGATTAGTTACGCCTATGCCTAGTGGCTGTATTTCATCGTTAGACAATTTACTCTGGATACTTAAGAAATCTTGATAATCAAGGATGTTACATAAGCTACGTTGTAGAATACGACAGGCTCTACGCATGTCTTCTGGGTTTCGGAACGCACCCCAGTTGATGGATCCCAGTGTACATAACGCTATGCGTCCCTCCTCGTCGTCTAATCTCTTAAATGGACGGGTTGGTAATAAGATCTCACAGCACAAGTTACTTTGATAAATGGTATGATACTCGGGATCGAATGGCCCTTGATTCATAACATTGTCAATAAACACCAAATAGATGCGACCTGTGTCTGTACGCTCCTTGAGTATGCCAGACTTGAATACTTCTTCAGCTGACATTGTTTTCTTACGAAGGTCTTTACGTTTTTCGTATTTCACATAAAGCTCTTCAAACAGAGCTGTGTCTTTGTAAAATGCTTCGTATAGATCTGGAACTTCATTAGGGTCAAAGAATGTTATATCTTCTTTGTTCTTGAAACGTCTCCAGAAGAAGGCGGACAATACGACCCCATAGTCCATATGGCGGACTCTAGTTTCGTCAGTGCCTTGATTATTTTTAAGCACAATAAGATCATCAAACTGATGATGCCAAATAGGATAAAACACAGTAGCACTAGCATTACGGATTCCACCTTGACTGCAACTCCTTAAATCACCAAACCATTTCTTAAGGAATGGGATCATTCCAGTGTGCATGATCTCTCCACCTCTGATGGGACTACCTAGCGGACGTAGACGTCCAATCTCCAAACCAATGCCAGCACGTTTGCTAGCATACTTTGCCATCATCTCGCCACTAGCGAATATACTATCCAGGTCATCATCGCTCCTAATGAGCACACAAGAACTAAATTGTTTTGTCGGAGTGCCAAGACCAGCAAGGACAGGAGTAGCAAGAGTGAAAAGACCATCACTAGCAGCATTATAATATTCCTTTATAAGTCTCATACGGGTACGTTGAGGTTCTTCTTTGTTCATAACGGTTGCCGCAGCGATTAGGTAACGAACTTGGGGAGTTTCGTATATTTCTTTGGTAGCACGGTTACGAACTAGATACTTTTCAATTAGTTGCTCGATGGCAGCATAAGAATAGCCTTCATCCTTTGAGTGATCGATGATACCGTCCATCTGATCCC